TATCGACAATTTTCTTGGCTGTGTGAAGATTCATGTCAATTCCCCGATAGGTCTATTAACTCAACAGCGAGACGCCGCCGACCAAATGCTAACGCCTTATCGACGGTCGGAACGAGGAGGTCAATATTTCGCCCGTCGCCCTTCTTCATCGCCGCGCCTGTATCGCAAGCGAAGAAGTATCGCCCAAGCTCTGGGAGATATAAGACCGAACCATATGGGATAACTCCGGCATTCACAGCAACAACGCCCATCCCAACGGGAATAGATTTTGCGGTCAATCCATCATCAAATGGCTTACAGCTTTCGACTGGATCATAGGCCGTCACTGTAAATTTGCCAAGAGCCTTCCGGCGTCCATCTTTACAGAATGCTGTGATCACTCTCTTATAGGCTTCAATCTTCCCTTGCAGAAATGCCGCTTCCGCTGATTCGTTGCACACATCCATCAGCAATCTGGCTGCCATCTTCTCCATATCCAGTTCGCTCTTGTGAGCCATATACATAAACGTGAAAAGACACGTCAAGCCCATCATAGCAAAGGTAATGATGGATGATATGCCAACGTAGACAAAAGCTCTAATCCTGTGCTTCTGGAAAGCCTCAGACAATATCGCAAAGGCTCTCACTGCTAATGTGTCCATGAAATCCTCCTCAGTCTGTGATCTCCCACTCTGGAGTCACGTTGTAGACCACCTTCACAAATGTTCCCCATCCCCATTTGAGATCATCGTGATGTATCCTGATGAAGATGTGATCCCCGGATCGGTTTTTGTCTATCCACGCCCGCGCCTCGTCGCACGAAAGAAATCCAACAGGAGCACAGTGGCCGTCTTCATCATAGCTCAGGATTTGATTGGTCTCTTTGTTGACAGGAAACCAAGCGAAGTCAAACGAATCCCACTCAGCATACTGCCTCTCCTTCTCAACGCACTCAACGTCTCTCATATACTCCACCTCCTCTCTACTCACATGATACTCGATCCATGCCGCTCCAAGCAAGATGCTAACTACTAAAGCCATTGGCATCAAAGCTCGTAGCATCGTCACTCAATCATCTCCCTTCATTAAGATTCTCAATCCAACATTAACAGAATGAAGTTTCTCTTCGATGTGGCACTTAACTTTCTTAATAAGGCCTTAATATTCTCAACTATCGTATGCCCAAAGATTCATGACTCCTACTCTGTGAACTACTAACAACTCTGATTCTCAATTTGAATAGAGTATAAACCCCATATCGCATCGCATCCATCCCATCATCTTTGTCTTTGACCATATCCTCTTTCGTCTTCAGATTCGCCCACAAGTATGTCGGGAACTCCTCAACTGTGGATGTCGGCCTGCGATTCATCAGAAGCCGCTGATCCAACTCTACCAAAGAGCCGACCAGAAAGAACATCCGATCCTCTTCTATCAGCTTATAAACCTGCTCCTGGCCACCCAAACGGGACTTTTTGGCGTTGACTGTCTTCACGCCTTCGGAGCGCAAGACAGCCGCTCCATGTGCATCATGATCGCAGATTACTTTGGCTTCAATTCCATCATGGAGGCAAAACTGGACGATCTCTTTCGCATGGTCAGATACTAACCTGTTACTCATATAGATTTCGCGATACATATACCAGAAATCGCCAGGAGAAATAGCCCACCATTGACACACAAATGGATGGTCAAACCCGAAATCTACAGTGATAACACGCCGCCAATCGTCCGGGATTTTCAAGAGACTAGTCCGCGCGGTGAACTGCTCCATAGTTATCAGATGCTTAGTTGGATCAAACGGATAAACCATCCCTTCCGCAGCAACCCACATACCATCTCTATATCTCAGCCTGAAGACGCCAGTAAGTTGGTCAAGCCGCTGATAGTATATTGGCGGCAAATCTGGAAGGATTTGGCCCTGAATCTCTCTATAGCCATCGAGCTTATTGGTGAAAAAGCGACTGTAGAGCCAATGGGCAGGAGCGTCTGGATTGGAAAGCAGAAACGCTTGATGGAAGCCAACACCCGGAAGCCGCAAACACCGGAGAATTTGAGTCTCAAAATCTTCTTCAGTAATCTCCTTAGCCTCTTCTACTACAATAAGACCATATTCGCGGGAGGCTAACTTCGTGACTTCCTTTGTGGAGTCCAGACCACATCCCCAGAACTCTGTGCCATTGTTAATCTTTCGATATAATAGACTATCATTCGACCTGACAACTAAACTCGGTGGCAGAACTTCGTCAATAAATTTCTTCCAAAGAGTCGGCACTAAGTCAACGCGCTTCTTCCGAACCAAAGCGATGCAATTGTTAGGAAACAATATGCCCACGCCAAAGGCCTTCGCCGCGCCTACATGCGTCTTTCCACTTCCCCAAGGCCCATGAAATAGTAGCGTTGGACTATTATCATCAAGTGCCTCCGCTTGTGGCTGATTCTTTGCCACAAACTCACGCTCTCCCTCTTCCTCAGATATGCCTTCATAATCTATAAGGACTGTGCTCATTTGTCCTTCCTCATTGCGAGGATCTTCTCCATAGTGACACCAACGAACTTGAAGGCAACTGGGCGGGATTCTGTGCCACCATGCTCAACCTTTTCAATAGGCTTCAATCCAACACGATCAAGAGCGTCTTTCACCGCTGATAATTTTATGCCATCTATCTCCGGCTTATCGACCATATTGTATAGCTCTTCAACTGCTCTCTGGCCAATTCTGCCTAAACGTATTCTATTAGCCCTTTCTATCACCTCCAAGCGGCGCGCAATTTCCTCCTGAACTCCAATATTTTCCAATAATTGATAAGCACCGGCAGAAGCGACATGATCGTCTTTTGGACTGTAGCCAGCGTCTTTGTACGCATTTATCTGTGTCTTGCCCTCGAATAAGCCATCCACAAACTTGCGCTGTTTTAGATTCAATTTCTTACTCATGAGCGTCGTTCCTAGCGCGATCCATTGAGATCTGGAGCGGACGAACGGAGTTGAACCGCCACTCTCTAGCTGGTCGCCAGAGCACTGCCCTCAGGCGTCCGCTTCGGATATGGAATCGCAAGGGGGAGAATCTTTCTCCGCATCCCCCTATCCAGGGGATACAGATACTTATACTTTACACCAGTCTCAACCCTACACACATGCGGATCTATCTTTCTAAGAATTTCCATCCTGGTCGTGCCATACTTCCCCTGTAATGTGCGAGGATGCTCTACTTTCCCAAATATTCTAATATGTTTCGCGCTCCTAGTTCCAACGAAAATCCAATTCGATGCCTGATAGATGATACCAAGATGCCCTTGACCATCATCTGCATATGACACACAAAGCCGCAATCCCGGATTAGCCCCTTTCAATAATCTAATTGCAGCCGCTAGCACTTGACTAACAGGTGTCTCATGCCGCCGCATCGCTACCCTCAAACATTCACATACTTCCTGTTGCTTCAAGGCATATGGCTTTCCAATATTAGGAGTCGCACCCAATCCAAAGACGATAGCACCAATAAATTGACCATTCTCCCAAACGCCGATCTTAGCCAATTTGCTAGCTGGCATAGCTCTACTATAATGCCAGTGTTTAACAGCATACTTCGCCGCTTCGTGACTACACCAATCAACTACAAGACCATTCTTTTGAGCAAAATTCACATCAATTCCCATCACGCTTCGGATATGGCATCGCCAGTGGCATAATCCGCCTTCGCATCCCTCTATCAAGTGGATACAGATATTTGTACTTCACAGCCATTTTAACCCAACAAGCATCCGCATCAAAAGTTCTGAGCACATCTATCGCTGTCGTGCCATATTCAGCGGAGATAGATCGCTTATGTCTGATTTGCCCGAATATCCTAATCTCGTCTTGCTCCGCAGTTCCAACGAAGACCCAATTAGATGCCTGATAAATAATCCCCAGATGCCCCTGCCCATCGTCCGCATAAGATATGCAAAGTCGTAAGCCGGGATTACCTTTTTTCAATAATGCTATTGCTAAACTCAGTATCCTGCTAACAGGTGTATGATGGCTACGCATCGCTACCCGGATACATTCACAAACCTGGTCTTGACTTAACCCATAAGGACTCCCTATCCTGTAGTTTGCCCCACGCCCGAATATGATCGCTCCGATAAACCCTCCGTGCTCCCAAACTCCAATCTTGACCAACTTCCCAAATGGCATAGTCTCCTTATAATGCCAACGTTGACAAGCATACTCCGCAGCCTCGTGGCTACACCAATCAACTTTCAGGTCAACCTTCTGAGATACACTCACTTTGATCCTCAACTCTCCGTTTGGGATATGGCTTGGCTAATGATTGGATCTTGCGCCGCATCGCCCTATCCAATGGGAAGAAGTATCGATGCTTTCTGCTACTTCTAACTAAAACCACTTCATCTGGTTTAGCGCACCTATAATGCCGACCAAACTTGGTAGTCCAACCTGATGCTGTGACATTTTTCTGATGATAGATTTTTCCAGTTTTTTTGTGCCTGTATAGTCCGGTAGGATCTGTGAGACCTGTGTAAATCCAATTAGTTGCTTGATAAATGCCGCCATGATGATTCATATACAAATCCGCGAACGACACCAATAGCCGCAAGTTAGGAGAGAGTTCCCGGAGTTTACGAATAGCTATGGAGAGGATTTTGGAGACGGGCGTTATGTGCGTATCTAAGGCGATTCTCACACATTCAGCAACCTGCATCTTATCAATACCGCAATAGAGTTTGGTGCGTCCTAACAGGCCATCACCAAAGATAACGCATCCAATAAATGCCCCATTCTCCCAGACTCCGATCTTGACGAGTCTACCAATAGGAATTGATCGACTATAATGCCAACGTTCACAAGCATATTTAGCGGCTTGGTGACTACACCAATCTACAACAAGATCAGCTTTTTGGGATGAATTCATGTCCACACTCCGGGCAAACAATGGGAGATTTCTGGTCAAGTCTTGGTTGCTGACCTTGAGTCGTCGGCTCGAATGCAGGAATCTCAATCTCCTCTTGCGTGAATCCAGTTCGTTCGATCTCAACGCCCATGTCTTGTAACTCACGAATCAGCACATCACGTTCTTCGATATTCCACGATGATCGCTCCTGGAGTTTGTTATCAGCAATCATCCACGCTTCTGCCTTGCCCTCTGGGAAATCCAGTTCCATCATCCAAGATCCAGTCTTGCCCTCTTTCTTCTTTGCCTCGATCAAGCCATGCCCGGTCAACACATAGCCCGTAGACTTCTGGAAAGAGATTGCTATTTTGCCATCTCCATACTCTTGTATGCTCCTTTGAAGCCACTGGATTTGGTCTTCTGTGTGAATGCGGGGATTCCTGGGATGAGGTTCCACCTCCGAAAATTCCTTCCAGACGATTTTCGGCTTAATTCGCTTTTCGTCCATCAACTACCTCCCGATATTTGAGCACCTAACTTGTCCTACAAGTTCTCCAGTCTCCAGATCCGCCACAGTTTGTAAACGAGGATCGCATATCACTGGCTCTGGAAAGTATAGAACCGATCCATGCTTTGGAGTGGATACTCTCACAGACTCATGCGGCGACTCTATAAGCTCAGAAAGCCATTTGGCGATATTTGCCGATGTGGGATTAAAGTCAAATACATCATTAAGAACTTCATGATGCGGCAATAATGTATGTAGACCATCTCTTAACGTTGAAACGTTAGGCAATAGTCCCTCTATTGGTCTCCCATCAAGCCCAAGCGTATTCTTGCCAAGATCGCTATCCTCATAGATATAGACGACCTCAACCGTCCATGTATGCCCATGCAGTCTGGAGTGAGAGCCACAGCCCTCAATCAAATGCGCAGCATCAAACGTTCCATCAATTGGTACTCTGAACATAATAGCTCCTCTCAATCTTGTATTATATCATATCTTCAATAATTCGTCAAATAGAAAAGCTGCGATAATGACTTAAGTTCAATGGAGGTGAACAGCAGAGTATTATCGCAGCTTCTCTTTCGCTTCTCTATTTCCTTCCTAGCAGATCGATTTGGAAGGTATCTTTAGTATATCATAGACTGGTGAATCTGTCAACTCCGCTTGATCGCATTGTGGATTTTTCCAAGCGACCAAATAATTATGAGAAGACATCCTACAATAACACCAAGAGCACCCGCAAGAAAATAATTCATTGATATTGCCCTCCCAACCTTATGATATAATCTCCACTTTGTCAATCGCCCGCGACATCACCCTCGCCCACGATAGACCGCAGCAAAGGCTCTATCTGATCCAGATCGCTCTGCTCCGCCAGAGGACTGAAATAAACGCATAACTGCGTTTTTCTGAAGACGATAACCTCATCCACAAAAACCAATGCTTCCAGTTGCTCCATGACAGAAGATCGATCCTCCTCCGCCACAGAGATATATGCTGCTTTCACTTTGTCAAGAAATCTCACGTTATATTTTTTCATTGCTCCTCCTCCATATTAGTTGTAAGCTCAAATTTCATCTCTTTGATCTCTCTTGGGCAAAGTCTGACTAGAACCGTAAATAGCCAAATCCAAAGCCTAACGTGCCAAGAGCATTCGTCTGTTTCATATCCGAAGTATTGCATCTGCCCTCCTCATTAGTATTCCAGAATATAATCCCAGACTGGACTATCTGTGCTGATAGATAAGTTGTGCTTTTTGCTTGTGTGCCAGATTTCAGGGCAACCACCAACTTGCCTGCAATGGTCTGGAAATGTCCAGCCTGTTTCTCTTTCCCGAAAGGCTTGCGCTCCATCATTCCCAAACGGAAACTGCTTGTAATTGGAGAGCGGGACGATTTGTATATAGTCATAGTCTGACATCTTTATGGAAGGGGCTTGATCTAAGTAGGCTTCTATGCTGGCTTCAAACCATCCAGCTTTGCCCCATGAGCAATCGTCCCACTCCTCATTGATCTGAAATGTTCTAACTTCCATCTTCCTCTCCAGACTCCTCATGCTCTCTGACAAACTCATAATGAGTACCCTCGATCTCCAGACCCCATCCTGCGTGATCTTCGCTCCGCACAAAAAGCTCCTGCTTGCCGCTTCTGAGATTCTTGACTATGGCGTTCTCTCCGCCAGTCCATATTACCTCATATCCAGCGTCCTGCAAGCTCTCTGTCGTTTGACCAGAAACATCACCAGTCAACTGGTCAAACTGTCCCTGTGTAATCTTGCCCTCCGCCAGTAGCTCTGCCAGCAGTTCCCTGTTTTGAGCCGCTTCCTCTTTCAAAGCAGCAGTGAGAGCCTTAGCAAAGACTAAATCATCTGTCCCTTCCAGCATCACTGTCTCTTCGCCATCTTCGCCAATATGTGCAAATTTGTAGATATTCATATTAGCCTCCATGTTTCTCTTTATCATCCACCAGAGTCATAATATCCACACCAGCCGGGCTATACCATTCCTCCCACATTCCAGATTCATCACTCTCCATCCCAAACGCATTAGATTCAATGGAGTCATCCAGAAGATCGGATTCAATCAAAGCTGAAATAAGACGCACACCATGATCTGGATCACATACCGGATACCGATATGGAAAATTAGGAAGGTTCTTAATGTGCCAGACTCTTAACATGAACGATTCCTCCTGTAAGTAGCGTGGCTGCCCCAATGGAGAAGGACAGCCACTGATCAGTTATATACCGGAAATTTCATCGTAGGCGTTAAGGACTCAATCACGAGCATCAAGCCCCGCCCATAAGATCACCCTCTTTCATTACCAGAGCTTTCATTCCATCCTGCTATCTGGATAATAACAAGTGCAGCAATAAGGATGTCTTTGGCGTTAGTAAACTCTCTCCTTCTGACCGACGTTTTGACCATTTTCCCTGAGCGATGCTTCGCACAAACTTGATAGACTGGCGAAGCATCATGCTCAAGGCGCAATTTCCATCTAATGTCCTCCGATATTGTATTCAAGATTTTCTCAATCTGATATACTGTCATAACTATGCCGCCGCTTTTTGCTCCGTCTCCAGCGACTCTACTAATGATCCGACAATTTCTTTGACAGCTTTGCTGATGCTTTGCATGGAAGCCATCATTTTCTCGTGGTCGCCATTCCATGATGCTATGTATACAGCACTCTTGCTCTCCAGACCGAAGTGGGTCAAAACCACATGCGTTACTGATTCTGCCTCGATCTCACGCTGCTCGCTGCTGATTTCTCGATTCTGTCTATGGAGAATTTCATGAGCTATTTCGTGGATTGTTGTCCCAACCTGCTCATTGACGGTATTGTCACCATTGATCTCAATCTTGCCGCCAGAAGATACACCGCCAACTCCCCATCCCAATTTGGTGAAGTCAACAGCAATGCCCTTGTCTTTGCAAAGACTTAGAAGACCATCCAGAAATGGTCTCCACGAGTCGTCACTCACGCGATGATCTGGGATTGGAAGTGGATCGCCGTCAGTCTGAGAGATGTCGAATACGGAGACTGAGAAGAAATACCTGACCATTTTCTCAGTTTCATCTCCATTGTCGTCAGTCTCTATTCGCTTCGATTGACCTGGAGCAAGTATCCTAATCGACTTCTCGCCCTTCTGGACTTGCCTGCCCATCTTCTGCCATGCTTTGTAACCAGCAACGAGTGTTGCATCTGGATTCTGAATCATAATAAGCATCTGATTATGAAAGCTGTATTTGTGAAATTTGCTCATCACTTCCACAAACTTAGTGAACTCCTCTGACTGCTTAACCTCGTCCGTTTCGGCTGCCAGTTCCTTCAAACGATTCTCAACGTCTATAACCAATTTCCTTGCTTTTTCGCCCATCATGTTACCTCCATTCTCTGGTCAATTCACTGAATAATTTATGAATTGACCAGCATTACTTGACCATATCTTAACTGTGTTGTCTAATATAATAGTCGTCTCAGAATGGCGAAACCGGTCAAAAAAAGCAAGCAATTTCGTCTCCGCAGCCGCTATTTATCTAACTCTCTCGTCTTTATGTAATACCTCATCGTATCATAACCAACGCTATGAGACCGGGCTAATTGCGCCTTAGTGACTCCAGCTTTCAATGCCTCCCTGATGGTCTCCGATTCACCAGTGAGCTTGGCTTTCGATGCTCCAAGCCCCTCGCCCAAACCGTGCTTGATCACATACTCTTTCACTCCAGTATAACTAAGACCATACATCCTCGCTATCTCTGCTCTGGAGACACCATCTTTTAACAGCGTCCGTATAACTCCCTCCTTCCCATCCAGTATCGAGATCGGACGATATGTCTTATATGCTTCTCTGACTGGTGCTTTTGGTGCTTTCTCCGCTATCTTTAGACGTTCACCTGCTGAAAGTGGATTCTTAACTTTCTTGACCGCCACAATCTCTCCCCACTTCACCACAGCATATTCGCCACAAGAATAGCGGGATGGAGTGTATCTTGTAAAGACAACCTCTCCATCCTCAATGTATGCAAACATTCTGGAAGCGTCCAGCTTGAAATAGTCAGCCTCGGCAAGAATCCGCTGCTTCTGCTTCTTCGTCACTTATAATCACTCATCCTTTGGACTATAATTGCTATTCCACCATTTCCAATTTGTGTAATTGATGCCTTGAAGTGATCCCCATACTGGAAGATTGCAGCATAGTTAGAATCTCCCTCCTGGACTATAGTTGCTTTATTATGGCTTCCCCGTTGGAATATCTCTGCAATATTGAAGTCTCCCTTCTGGTCTATTGTTGCCGCATTGAAATCTCCAATCTGCTGGATCGTGATCTCATTAAAAGCGCCATCAGACTCAAATGAGTATTCATTGTCTATCCCAACTTGCTCGATATATGCTACACTATCGGCAAGACTAATCAGAGTCAATAATATTGATAGAGCTTCCATGTCTCAATCGCTCTTTCTGAGAGGCACATTTGGATGATAATAGAATACCCACCGGATATTACTCCCCGGCTCTCTGCTCTGACGTTTGGCTACCAACGGAATACTACACTTTGGGCATCTTTTGTTGTAAATCCTGCCTCCCCGCTGTTTATGCACTAAAGAGCCATGACTAGGACAACGTGGAGCGACTTCCTCAATTTCATCCTTCAGAGTGCTCTTGATCTGCCTCTCCATACTTGCCGTAAAACGTGCCAGCACTTTGAATAGATCATCCTCCTCCAAGTCGATCCCCATCCTCTTGGCGGTCTCCTCAATCTCCACTTTTTGCAATGGGCAGAAACTAGCCACTCCGTTCCTCACATTCCACCATCCTCGCTCCGGCTCTGGCTCTCCCTCAAATGTGGCATTGGTCTTATGGCATTTATACGGGCCGCCCTCGCTCAAAAATGGACAGTCAATGCACCGATAGACTGTAGTGATCACAAATCTCCGCACTTTCATCATAGCTGTGTTCCTCCCAATGTGGTCAATTCTCCGGCCAATTTAGCGTTAATCTATGAATTGACCAGATGCCTCACATACTCTGGATAGGAGTCTATTGCGGCATGATAGTCTGATTTCGGGATTGTGTTGGCGATCTTCTGAGCCAACGCGAAGAGCCACTGCGCTGCTTCTTTATCAAACTCTCCACATAAGAGATGGATGTATGGATCAAAGTCTACCACATCCCAAGTTGTTGGCGTGATTTTGTATGTCTGAAATAGAACCTTTGCCGTCCTATATCCAGCCATGCCTTCTCCGCCATGTGTCCTGCTGAAGCCATCTCCAGTGAAGATAGCCTCATGTGCATTGGAGTCCAGAATCAGAAATCCACATCCCTTATCTGCGGTCGGGATCTCTACTACTGCAATCTTGCGTCGAATCCGCTCCGCCAGTGTGTTGCGAAGAGCTTTGATGCTCTCTCTGGTGACTCCCATAGCTTCTGGATTCTGAATCACACTTATCAAATGAATCCCCATCGTTGTAACCTCCCTCTCTCTGCATCTCACAGTGTTGTTAGTAAAATTGATAGCAAATAATCTGCTACAAGTGGCACAATCTGCTATCGTGACATCTCTATTAACAATAGTGCAATGAAACTGCTTGTCAATCATTCCCTATGTCACCTATTTTCTCAAGTACCTGATCGGCTGCATAAATACCCGCGCTGTTTAGATGTCTCTGCCAAGCATTATTGGATGGAGACCAGCGGAAGCCTCGCGACTTCAATAGTTTCCTGATCTCAAGTGATGGCTTACCTGGAAAGATCAGCCTAATTCTGTTGTCGTCTTTGTCTTTTGAAACAGTGATACCATTCACAATCATATCGCTATCATCAATCTCTTCGCGCCGCTCTAAGTTTGCAATCCGCTTCTTTACGCTACGGATATTGCCTGCAAGGTTTTTCAAGAGATATGCTGGAGCAGGATCTGTGTCTTCAGCCCGCGCTTTCTTGTTGAAATCCTTTATCCGCGTCCGTTGGTCTTCCAGATTGATGATCTTAGCCGTCAACTTCTCAATAGCATCTGGATCGTCGGATGATATAACCCTGTTGGTTTCAAGATTGCCTCGAATTCTTGTGGCCTTCTCGTCATAGTGCGCTGCTTTGTCTGACTCTTCCCAGCCCCGCTCTTCTCTCTGGTTAAGCCTGTTGAGATGATTCCTGTGTCGCTTCTCAGAATGATGCCCCACAAGAATAGGCTGCCCTAATGGTATCGCGCCACGTTCTGCGCGTACCTGCTTGAGTGTTGCATCGCTCTGAGCCTTCACTCTCTTTGCTCTTTCTTCATACTTCTCTGCTTTCTCCAGTTGCCGCTCTTCATATTCATTCATCTTGTGTGTCGCCTCCCTATCTGTTTATTCAGCATTCCCACAATGAATGCAAATGTAACCCTGATTGTTGTATCTCTCACATTCTTTGCATCGCGTGAGAGTTAGATATGTTTCAGCACAGGTCACTATATCCCGTATATCCTGAGTCAACTGATTGATTTCAAACTCAATTGCCTTGAACGTCGCCCCCTCTTTCTCGATTGTCTTAATACCAGCAATCTCTAGCTGTTTGATCGCGAATATGACTTTCGCCTTGTCTGAGTCGGAGGGAGTAATCCCCCTGCTCTCGCTCTCATGTACTCTCATAATCAAAGCCATCTTGCCAACTGTACTTGAATCGAATATCATTTGTATCGCTCCAGATGTGTTATGGTATCTCCACAGGATGTCAATTAACCTCTGATCTATCAAGCCCGAACTCTACACAATCCAGATAGAAGGCATCCCAGAGCCGCCGATCCTTTGGCAAATGCTCACCAGAAAACTGGTAGTAATCCCACCGCACGTAGTCGGTCTGGTCTCCGAGCAGCCGATGTGCCGTCTGAAGTTTGCTATTGATATACTTGGCAAAATCATAAATCAGATGATATTGCTCAGGAGTGTGATCATATATTGGAAGCATTACCATTCGCTGCTTGTGATGTACTGTTACCATTTTCTCTCCTCTCAATATTGTGTTATACACCATGTTAATTGTTTCGTCAAGTATATAGTCGTTTTTCAATAGCAAAAGCGGTCGAAAATCATTCATCAGACCAGATTGGTCGAACGGTTAGGTCAGTAAGTCCTTGACATACCCGATGGAAGACCCTTCAAGCCAACGACGAGCGCATCTCAATCCCCGCCGCTTGCGGCTTCGCATGGCTGCATATGTCACATCATAAAGCTCCGCCGCTTCCCCGATTGAGTGCTTCCCCAAATAAATATAACGGAGCACATCACTGTACTTCTTTGGAATGTGCTCAAGAGCTTGATGGACTATGCAGATATTGATTACCTCCTCCTCAGTAAGAGGCTCAATCCCCCATCTCTCCATAAGACTATTAGGAATCTCTTTGCCCCATCCAAACCATGAGCCATTCCGCCGCCTGTGATATGTGGCAATCGCCCTGATTGTGATCTTCCTAATCCATTGAACGGGATGACAGTGCCTTCTATAAATGGGCAATGTCTCTATAAGCCTCATACAAGCATTCTGGATAACATCATCTTTGTCACGCTCTGGCACACTCAAGCCGACTAAGTATGCCACAAGTGGCCGATATGATTCCCAATCTATTTCAGATGTTTCAGGCTTTTCTACCATGAATTCAAATTCCTAACCAAATGGCAAATTGCCACTTCTAAGCTGACTTTCTATCCTTATCTTGTCTCCATACTCTTTTCGGAGCGCCTTCAATTGCTCTAAAACGTCTGCTGGAAAGCCAGCCTTCCGCATCCAATCGAAGTATCCGGGATCTGTCTTCATCACGTCAAATACCTTCTTGCGATAATGTTTCTTCCCGAAATTGATAATCCATTCGCCATCGCGCTGGATCAGATGCTTGCCAGCATCCATAATATCTGGCAATGGCGGCAAATCACTTGTATAGAATGCTAGACCGACTAGAAGCCGGAAACTAGCTGCCACATCAGCACAGTGGAAAAGCTGTTGAGCAAGCCCCACCGGAGCAGATCGGCCTTCATATCTGCCCATGTGACTATGAATACAATCACAAACCCGCGCCCACTTTCCAGCAAGCTCTTCTGTGTATGGAAGATATGAGAATTCCTCATATCCCCATTTTCGCAAGTAAGCTGCTGTATCCGCCGCGTGCGTTGGATATGCCTCATCATCAATTTCACCATCCTTGTCGCCACGATGATGGATGTCATGAAGCAATGCCGCTGAAATGGCAATATCCGTGTCCTCGAAGAAGGCGTCAAATAGCCTGTAAGCAATCCAGGCCACTTTCTTTTCATGGATGCAAAGACCACCATCTTGCAAGTCATCCGGCGGATGGTGTTTCCCTGTGAGAGATGCTGGTATGCTCCAGAAATACTCAGGTGCTCTGGATAAAGCTACTTCTGTCATGTCTCTTAGTGTGTCCAGCTTGATCAATCCAAGCTCTTCTGCGAAAAACTCTACGTTATACACCCTATGCTCCTTTCAATCTGGCTCAAATGCCTGATCCAATTCATCACAAGATGCCAGTCCATCAGACCAATCATACCTTTTCATCTCGATAATGTTCCTGTAGCAAACACTTTTTAGCTTTGGAGTAGTTCTCCGCTCCATCCCCTCGCCAGTTTCTATCCATGTCTCATCTACGTCCATATAATCAAGTAACTGTAATCTACATGGGAAATCATTGGTTACACCAGCGAAATCTCCACACATAGATCGCTCCCCCGCTCCGGCACGATATAAGATAGAAATAGCATCTCCCTCTCTCAAGTCCAGAAACTTCAATTCCTCATAGAATTTTTCGATCATCATTATGATCACCTCCGCCCTTGATCGATATAATTAAAACAACGAGGGTTTGAGCATCCAGTAGCGTCACTTCTGGTGATAATAGACGAGCCACATTCCATACAAGTCTCTCCAAGTGGCTTGCCAAAATCAGCAAAACATCCTTTTTCCCCGCCAGAGTCAACAGCCGCCACGATTCGCTTACATAATTCTACAGCGTCCCTATTCTGTGCTGTTATACGATCCGCGTCCACCTGAGCCATTCTCCTAATACAAATGATGAATAGCTCGATCACATAGGTCTGTAATAGCTTGTGATCGCATATCAAACACTCCGCTATCAAGTCGCCATCCATCCTATACGAGTTGACAAAATCACTGATAGCCTTATATGCTGCAATTGCCGTGTCCTGTGCTTTCTCGCTCATATTCGGCATTCTATACATCTCCAATCTTTAGTATACTAAGATATGGGAAAGCAAAATCGCCCACAACACTCAGCCGATAGAATATATCCATCACCGACTGGAGCAGGCGATCTGTCTCCTCCCCGTTTAGAGTCGAGGTTTTCACTTCATAATTCATCCCCCCTTTCACCATTTCAGTCCTCCTCTTAACGTCTCCAGCATCTTCTCATATAAGTCGTCAGAGGTTCAAGATTTCCCATTCTGACTACCATTTTTCTTAGCTTCTCTGTATTCCTTCAGCAGAAAGTCCAGATACTCCTGGAGTTTCGGCTTTGGATGATTAAGCGACTGGCTTCCCAGATGCTCACCACGTAGGTCAGCAACAGTCTGCTCTGACAGTTCATTGATCTTCTTCTCACCAGCGAGAATTCGATTCTTTATGTCTCCTACCGTACCAGGCTTGTCGCCATTAGGTGCGCCGTTTCCAGATCCACCAGAAGCCGTGTCACTTCCACCAGCAGAGCCACCACCATCAGAATATAGATCCAGACCAATCCCGAATAGCGTAGCGCACTTTTTCAGACAATCACTGGTTGCCGCTTTGATATTGTCTGATAGAGATATGACCTCGCCTGCCCGATCTCCCCTGCTATAAACCTCGATCTCTTTGCCGCCAAATTGCATTTTAGAAACTTCGCTACCATCTTGCCAGACTGTCAAGCGACCTAAGACTATGAACTCCGATCCCGCCTTCTCATGACTAACCACCTCGAAAGACCAATTACCAGAGAAGGCTTCATTAAGCCGCTCAATCACAGTATGTGCCTCAACGTAGGAAAACTTCGCATTGCTCCGTCCCTTACGCTGCTTGATTTGACCTTTCTCAAATGGTCTCTGCAAAACCTCCAAAATCTCTTTATCCATAATACTCCTCCTGTTCAAGATCCTCAATAATCATCCTACTCAAGATCCGCTAATATGCCCTTCAACTTCTCAGTGTATGGACGCAACCTCTTAGCAGCAGAGTCAACCCTCCCCTCCTCTTTGGCTTTTACCACCGCTATGTATTTCTCCAGTGATGGGACATAAATCAAATACCTCTTCTTTCCCCTGCTCCCTCGCGGGATTGTCTTAGACTGGATGTTTCCAACGCGGGCATGACTATAGATCGTGGTCTGTGCTCGACTAATTCCCCTTTCCGCCAGGATCTTAACCGCCTCCTGGATTGTCACCCAATCGGTCTTAATTGGCAACTTTGGCATCGCTATTCCTCCCTCCAAATAATTCCGTGCTGTCCAATAAGTCATTGATGAATTGGAACTTCCTTCTGCGCGAATTCAACAGGCGTTTCCGAAGCCGCCTGCGCTTCCACAAAGATACCTTCCAAACATGAGCTATCAAGTCCTCCAATTGCTGGATACCTTCGCGAAGTACCTCTTGCTCAGTCAAGATATGAGCGATAAATAATGCCCTTCTGACATCCTTCTCAGAGTCTAGCTCTCCAATATGCTCCAATGCTTTCGATAATCCCGACATTCTGTCAATCCTCCTTCATTGTGGTCTACCTATATTATACACCATCTTTAATGCAATGTCAAGGACTTATTCTCTCAATAACTGGACTATCTGCCACGCTTGATCCACTGTCAAACCCCTCAGCTTCATCTCCAGTCTATCAGCACCGTCAGATGTAATGTCTCCAGTATACTTATCACCATAGTCGAAATAACAGAAGCCATCTCCCATATCTCTCTGACGCATAAATTTTGCCTCTACTCCTGCCAGAGATGCAATTGATCTGATAGTTTTCTGACGCGTTCTGATAAACTTATTCTGGCTCTGCACAAACGCAACTGCTTTCTTGTAATTCTCCAAATACTTGGGCATGAAGCGTCTTTTGATTTCCTTAGCCATCTGCTCTGCTGACTTCTTTTCGTTCATCGAAATCTCTACGCTCTCCAAATGATACTCCCTTGATCCATCCATCGCTGTTGGATACATGCTGGAGATATAGAATCTACCAAGACTACGATGATCCCGCTCATTGTTGATGAAGAACTGACAGCCAGCCTTATTGAGTCTGGCACAATTAAACGAATCGTGCCAATACTGAATCTCATATTCCATAATCTCTGCCAGTTGCTCCACCTTTGCTACAAATGCTCCTCTGTCCATTTCCAATCCTCCATTCCAGATAATGGCAACTATCTGCCCTGCTCCCTGATATGTTCCCAATACATATCATCTAACTCATCCTCAGTCAATCCAACTAGCCTACAAAGCATTTTCTCAATCTTATCGAGATTTACCGCTCTCCTTTCTAATCCCAATCTGTGCGCTGATGTCTGCTCATTATCATAAACCAAGATCAAAGCATCTATGATTACTTTCCGCTCTGCATCATTCATTCGTCAATATCCTCCTCCAAATGTCCAAGCTCCACATCTGGTAATTCCCAAGAGCCTGTCTTAATGTATTGCTCCTCCTTCCCCCGGAAGTGAGTCCAGTGTGTATTCTCATATGTCTTGCAAAACTCGATCCACATCCGAAATTCCACCAAAGTAAGCTCTGCCAAAGCGTCTATGGCTGTGCTGAGGTTAGCGTTGATCTTCTCATTTGGGAAATATTGGTCAATCTGCTCTTTTGTAATCATGTCTCAGTTCCTCCAAATAATATGGGGATAAAAGAATTCATCACCTCCCCTCTATCCCGGATGCTGCTATTTCTTTTGATAATCTGTGACGACTTGAAATACTCCTTCCCGATCTGTGCCCATTTGAGCGTCTGTATAGAACTGCTGACCCTTGATGATTGGTCTCTTGCCCGGCCGCTGTTGCCGCATATCGGCAACCATCGTATGGAACAGCATATCATTAAACGGTCGGAATCCAGGGCGAAATGGAACGCCATTCAGAGTCGCCCAGGGCTTCTCCAGAATGTCGAATCCTTCACGACCGCAACCGATCATTGGCTGTCCAATATCACCGCCAGCAGCGTTCATCGCTACAAGCAACTGACCAATCTCTGAAAGCGCCGCTCCTGAGATTGTATATGTCGCTCCAGTGACATAATCGCCACACTCACGACTAACCTCATCTCCGCCAGGATCAACCATCTGGACATCATAAAGCTCTGCCAGCTTCTCCTGAGCCTCTATCGAAAGACCGCTCAATCTGGTGATCCTATATCGCAAATAGACAGATCCCCACTTCTTGCCGCTCTCTTTCTGGATACAATAAACTGGCTCATCCCAATTCATCTTTGCCAGCACTTTCGGAGCAACGCGTCTGGTAATGCCCTGCAGCTGAGATTCTTTGATGAACTTCAGCGGCGTCTTATAGTAACTCTTCCCTATCCAATGTATCCATGCCATAACTTTACCTCCATTATTGATCAATTATGTTAATGCCACTATGCTGCCAACGCCAATCCCGGTCAATCCACCTCCAATTTCTTGAATGTTCTGTTCACTTCTTCTATCAGACACTCTATGAATAAAATGATCAAGCTCCTAATATAGCCCACTGATTTTCCCCCCATAAAGACCTAATCGCTTCACCAAGTTTAATGCACATTCCGACCGTCCTATGCGCTCTTTCATCAGAAGCCATGTCAACCATCTGCTCCTCAATCCGATATAATAGATCGGCAATTGCATTCTCATTACAACGCGATATGTCTAATATCCTTCCTTCCAGTATAGGCACATGATCTGCCCCATATCCAAAGTCTTGGACTTGCTCAGGATCATCAGCAATGTCTTTCATTGGATCAATCGCCCAACTAATGACATCCGCCTGAGCCTTTGTAAGCTGTAGTTTGAGTTCAATCATTTTTTTTCTTCCCCAGGACTTTCGCAACCTCAATAGCCTCTGAATTCGTGTCACATAGCGGAGTAGTCGCTATATCCTTTCCTTTCTCGTCAAATATCTCAACATACCACTTGCCCTGGCTTTCATCATAATCGAGAGTCCCGTAAATCCCCTTCTTTATGGTGAATATCTTTGGCATCTATGATGTCTCCTCTTGCCGCTTAGTGGCCTTCTCCTCTAGCGTTGTCATCCTGAAGAGTTTACCAACTTCCTGATGCACACGAGCCTCAAGTTCGAGCACACATAGGCAAGCGGAGACTTCAGCCAATGATAATCCTGACTGCTTCCAGATTGTGTTTATGTGAACTGGATTAACACCAATTCGATTCATTACCAGTCGCTTCTTTTCTTCAAAAGTCAAAGCATCTGGCTTAGGTTCTTCTGGCACTATGCGATCCACAATGTATCGCGCTATCTCTGCCAGATGAGGATTGATCTCCGATCTCGTTTTGCCCTCACCGACCATAACATCCACCAGATTGACTACATCATATTTCATGTGTGCTATGAGAACGTGATCTGCCACGTCTGGTGGTATACTCTCAGCGTGTAGCATCTTTGCTATTGCGTTTACTTCATCGGCTGTCACTTCTATGCAACTCCTTTCCATCATCGTCTGAGGATCTAATCGTTTGCCACATTATACCAACGGCATCTGCCACCACTGGTCAGAGCCGTATCCTAGATTCTTTCCTTCCAATATCAGAAGTGCCTCTTTAGCACCTCCAAGATATTCGTTATAGTCTCCATCCTCTTCCCATTCAAGCCTTACCACTCCTTTAACAGAATCAACTAAAGGATAATTAGGCTGTTCAGCGATGAGAACTTGACTATCATCATCAAACTCCTCAAGAATTTCTTTCAAGTCTGCCACCGTCATTACTCCATACCTCCTCTTTTGCCTCGCTCTGAAGGACTTTAATCGGTCTGCTTCCCACAGCCACAGGGAGAGACTAGCTCTCCCTTCGAGCTTATTCCCCCTAATCGTTAATAGCATGTATTTCAGCCCCACAGGAACATCTTATGCGATAATACCATGAATCCTCGGTTGCATGGACTTTTTCAGCAGGGCGATAACGCAAATCTTGATCACAATCGGAAGCAGGACAACGCCATCCAGTATGCTCCAACATAGATTGCTCTGCAACAATTGTCCTAGATTCCAAATCGCTTACTCTCTCCTTTCGTCTTATAGACGCCAGTTTCGCGTGATCAATCAGTTCCCTCTTGCCCTTCGCCACAAATCCTATATCTCCAATCTGCCTGAAATCTACCGGTGCGTTTCTAATCATTTCAACTTGCCTCCTCAATATTTCTGCATTGAATCCTTTGACCAATCATCTCTTCCAGATTGGCGATGAAATTATCTACCTCAACAGCATCCGTGCCACCCTTCTCTGAAGGAAAACTAAACACAGCAAAGCCTTTTCTCCAAAGAAGATCACCAGAATTATCTTCCGCAATTTCGATAATATCTTGCAGCTTTAGTCCTTCCTTGCGGAATCCAAAAACCTCAACGAGATTTTGGAAGGGGCAATCATCCATGCCAGTTTCTTTTATTCTTATTTCTACTCTCATTTCTCCATCCTCCTCAATCAGCCGCCACTGAAGCATCCCATTCAAGACCATGAGACCATGTACCTATTGTCAGATGCGTTTTGATATGACACCTGCGACAAAGAATCTCGATGTTGCTTATCACATTATTATAAAGGTTGCTGTCCTTATGATGCCTATGGAGATTCTTTTTTCTGCCACATTCTACACAACGGGAATCCTTATCGAATGGTATCAATCTTTGTATTTTCTTTCGGATTCTCCAAAGTTCTTTCTGTCCCATTTCCATCGTCTCCAGTCTATTTATTATACCATATGTTTAATGTGTTGTCAAGTATAATAGTCGTTTTTCAGGAGCGAAAACGGTCGAAAAAAAGACAGTTTTTTCAACTTTTTTCGCATTTTTTTTGCTACTGCTGTCATCCAGACTTGTGTGGAGTAACCCAGAGATAATGGGCGTTTAGACACATCACACTATGCACATATGACCAGCCGTATTTGCCATCTGAGACACATTCTCCCCTGCTTGTGTGTAATTACATGGCGATTTTGGCATCCATAGACGCCCATGAATAAACAGTTTCTATTTTCACATTTGTCTGAAAATAAACCCAGAAATCCTTGACATCTCCATAACTCTATGGTATAATGTAGTATAAGACCACATAGAAAGGAGTGAGAATATGGAAATAGGGGGAGCTTGCATGGATGAACTCACGGAGGATATTAGCAATCAATTCATCACAAGGGCAGAGGCAGCAACCCTCTGGAATTGTACGCGGGGAAACATCCATTACCACATTAACAAGGGACATCTGCGCGAATATGATGTTGGCGGGATTGATATGGTGCTGCGCTCTGAAGTGGAGCAGTTAATAACACGCATGGCTCAGGAATACCCGGAAAAGTATTTGCCTGTATCTGAGGAAAGCGATGTCACTTCATGCCTCAAAAAAAGACCTTAGACAATTGACCAAAGGTCGCAATCCAGATATGAGCCAGAAGGATCTGCAAAAGATCAAAGGCGACCACTCTGATGTCACTCAGCGGAAAGACCTTCCAACTGCAACAGAAGAAATCCATAAACTGAGGAGAGAATTGGATGCGATGAAACAAGAGCTATCCTACATCAAACATCAATCCGAAAACGCCTATGCTATCGCTGTGGATGTCAGACACCGGCTCAATGCCCATGTATCACCAGACGAGGACACAGATGAATCTGAGAGATGAAATCAAAGGACGTGCGGTTGCCGCACTGACGCAAGCCGAAGCAGACCTCGCAGCAGGCTATACAATCCGTGCTAGAAACACCGCCAGACAATGGAACTGGCAGAAGACAGTCCCCCGGCACATCCTCCAGAAATTTCGTGCCATAGACCGTCAAGCATCCCTCCTGGAGCGCAATGAAACAAAATCCCCTAAAGCCATTGGCATGGATCAATATGGCTTCTATTTCGACTTCACAGGTCATGAAGCAGAAGGATATTGCTTTTGGTGCGGCATCGAGACCAAAGGACGCTATTGCTGTGAAGGCCATCGTCGAATCTATCTGGATCAATTCCATTGGATGGATGCAAAGTGGGCTTGCTGGCATCGCTCACGCCTGCTAGATGGAGCATATTCTTGTGCTGATTGTAGAACCCAAATCGCTGGCAGATATGAGAGTTTTGTCGTTCATCATGTCTTCCCGATAGATGGAGAGGATCGGAATTGGCACTGGCTCAATAGACCACAGAATCTCGTCCTACTTTGCAAATCCTGTCATGGAAAGAGACATGCACAATGGAACTACCTAATGCGGAGAGCCTCAGAACCATATCAGAATCGCCCACCAGATCCTCAACTTGAATTCCGTTTCATGGACACACAGGGAGAATAATCAATGCTAAAAGTGCTTGGTGTTATCGCAATGTATTTGATAACGGGATGGATCGCCTTTTGTGGCATCTGTAATATCTGGGAGAAAAATGATGATAATGCGAATCGGTAATATGTGGGATGTATTTGGAGATGGAAATGCTCTATGGATATTCACAGGGAATGGATGTACTAACAAACAGGGCTCATTAGTCATGGGCAGAGGTTTGGCTCTTGATGTCAAGCGAAGGATACCTCAGATTGCCAAATTCTTTGGCCTAGAATTGATCCGAAGATTTGCCGCCTCCAACCATTATGGAATTCCGGCCGTCTATGGTCTTCTCACTTGTGGCACAATTCCAACCCAGAGAATTGGTCTCCTTCAAGTGAAAAGACACTTCAAAGAGAGAGCCGATCTCTGCTTAGTCGGATACTCACTCACAATGTTAAAAGGATGGATGCTCCCAACTGACAAGATTCACGTCAACTTTCCAGCCATAGGATATGGTCAACGCACCGAAGCAGAAGTCCTACCGCTGCTTCAGGAGTTTGATGATAGGCTCACTGTTTGGAAGTTCCCTCCATCTGCCTAAGATAGTCGGTCTTGCCAACGAACTTGACGGGATGCCTTTGAAGGTGTCCACGCTTATAAATCACCTTTCCGTATACCTCCCACCCATTCCCTTTCATTTTTTCCTCAATGGCTTGCTTGTCATCCTCCGATCTCGCGTGATATTCAAACCATGTGCCGTCCTTCTGGAATTGAAAAAACATTATTAGACTTCGTGGTCAACTTCCAGCAAATATCAAAATCGAGCCTTGCGGTCTCAATCCCCAAGTCCGCTGCTACCTTCTTGATTCTCTCTGTTTGGTCTTCCATAACCCCTCCTTATATCAAAACGGTGGCGAGTCTGGCTCTTCCCAGTAGTCCATTAGTGTATAAGCATCATCAGAAAAATCCGCCAGATTATAATATCCACAGCAGGAGCATGTATCCGTGAAACCACCATCATAATAGCTGGCTGCCCCACAATGAGGACAGTCAATGATGAGGATTTCATCAGCCGGTTTATCTTGTGAAAGCAAGCCAAGTTTTTCCAGATGCTTCTCCAAATCATAATCTGGATCGGCTTTGCATTGGCTATTATCTACCATCTTCTCAAACTCTCGCTTCGCCAATGCCAATGTGATTGGCAGATTTGGTTCTGGCTCCTCGATCTGCTCGTTGATCTCACAGATCTCCTGATCATAAGCGTGAGTCTCCCGATCTATGTAACAGCAATTTCGGATGTCGTCAATACCATCAGCACATCCTGTGGAAGAGCAAAACTGTGGGCAATAGCCACAGGATTCTGGGTTTGGGGCAAAATCATTTGTCATCTCTTTTTGGCTCTCCCTTCTCCAGTATTAGATTGTCCGACCATGAATGGGAACATCCACAATCGCCGTTGGTGCATCTCCATCTATACTCACAGCAAAGCCTACCTACATCGCTCGCCACATTGCTGATTGTAGGTTCTCCAATAATGAGCACATAAATTTGGCGATGGCAATTATAGCAGCGATAATGTTGCTCCATATACTTCGTCAAATTAAGCTCCGCAAATACCTCATATGTCGTCACGCGTCTTCCCCCCTTTCCAACTCTCTTGTCTTCTCACTGGCTCTTTCCTGTGCCAGTTTTTTCGCCTCCTGGATGCCGAGGTTTCCATCTTCCTCCATCTTGTCAATTATCCATTGGAGGCTCAGCTTTTCTTTATTGATTACTCTGATCTCCTCTGCGCGCTCTCTTTGTGCTTCTCTGAGCATCAATGACATCTCCAGTTTGGCTTCGGATAGCTCATAATAAGCCTTCTTGAAATGTCTCAACTTGCGTTGTAGCCGCAAGACTTTTCTGGTCTCCTCATAGAGCATTCTAGTCATCATTTCTAGTGGTTTCATTTTGTGCAAGCTCCCTTTGTTGTTTTTCATATTGCGCTGTTGTGATGAATTTCGGGCAATCGGGATCTTTGGGATTACCAGGACACGAATCCATCCCCGCCAGTCCAGTTCCCCATGTGCATTTTAGCCATTTACAATTCCATTCATTGGCTGGAATGTCCCGCCAATCAGAATCAAAGTCAATGTTAGTCTTCCTCATGTCTCTCTCCATGTAACCTCTGGAAACATCTAATCGCTCGGATACGAGCATAATATCGCTGGATGCTTTGACGCTCTTCTTTGATGCGTTGCCTTCTAATTTTGCGACTATAATTTCCCCAAACTCCTTTGCGCCCGCGATAGCTCTTCAGCGTAGAACTGGCTATAGTAAGCCCATCGCACATATCAGACAAATGCTTATCTAGCGTCCCTCTATCCGGCACAGAGACTCTATAACCCATCTGGATAATCACCAGCCCTTTCCCTGATCCTATTGACCATTCTCTGTAATTGTGGATAATAAATGCTCAATTGCCCGTTAAGCCACCGGACAAATGATTCGCGCTCTTGCTGCGCTGCTTCATCTGCTGGCGGCCCTTTCCAATGTCCCTCAAACCGTAGCGTCAATTCTGCCTCAAATTTCTTCTCCATTTGTATCCTTCTTCCGTATACCACACCAGGGAACGAGCAACACTCCGCAATCACATCGTTTCCCTGATCCAAAAAAACTCCAAACGTATACCAAAATCCAAGACTGGCAAAAAGAACATTTCACCATCCTACTTGATCTGCCATATTCTGGATACACAGGGCCAACCCCATCTATTTCTCTTGCCTCGACACCTTCGATTTTGCATGTCTCTTTTGTCATCATATCGAAAGCCCTCTCTAATATGTCAACGCCATCTCTCCCTGCGCTGTCAGCTTCTCCATTCTCACCTTGCCCTCTGTGATGTACTCCTCGCTTAACTCCATGCCAATATAATGCCTCTTCATCTGGCGACAAGCGATTGCTGTCGTCAAACATCCCATGAATGGATCAAGGACGACATGACATGGATTCGTGAACGCCCTCAAAACCTCCCGCGTCAATGCCAGCGATGTCTGCCCCGGATTAGTCGTGCGCCCCTCTTTGTAGTAGAATCCCTCTCCTGGAAGTCGGATGTTTTTCCACAAGTCTTTTATTGATTGTCCCTTTGGCTGATCTACTGCCCACGATGTTGTCAAGAGACCATGCCATTGCATAGCAATTCGCGTGCTCCCAAACTTGTTGCCGGCGGCTCGCTTCTCTACAATGATCAACTTGGCTTCTGGCATCATGCTCCAGAAGGTACGGACTCGCTCTTGGCATAGAAAGATAGCCACGCCATTTCGGGAGATCCTGTGCGCTTGATATAGGACATCCGAATGGAATCGCCAATACTGACGCGGCTCAAGGTTATCCCTAAAGACTCCATAATTTTTCTTTTTGTTGTATGGTGGATCATAAAATACGAGCTGGACACTGTTGGCAGGCATTCCTTTCATCATATCCAGACAGTTAGCGCAATATACCTTGTCTATCTCTGGCATCTCACCAGTTGAATGAAGAAAATCTCTCCTCTCAGTGGATGGATATTGTGATGCCGTTTCTTGTAACTTATTCTTTCTCTGGCTCATCAGAAACCCCCTCCAACTCATTTTCATGATACCAGGTTATATTTTCCTCCAATCGCCTATCCAAGCGATAATGATTTTCGATTGTCGTTTCCCACACTTGCACGACTTTGGCATGACAAACAGGCCCAGACTGCAATCTGACTGACACCAAATCGCCAACATTAAACTTCGGACTCTCGCTCATCACAAACCTCCCTCCATGCAGCGATCCGATTGTGCGTTGGGATAAAATCACCGATAAATAATTCCTTAAATAATTCCTTACCTGTTGCTCCATCCACAATCTGCGCCCACACAAGACCGCTGGTCTTCTCCGCTGCTTCTTTGGCCTGATCGATATAATTGAAACTACCTATAAAATCACTCCATCCACCAGAAGCGGCAAAGCGATTAGAGCCAAAGAGAATAAACCTCCGCAGCCATTTAGCTTCTCCACACTCCTGACGAGCGACTTTGTATGCCCTCACAGCACGATGATGTGCCTTCTCGATGTCACTTGACCAAAGCCTACCAATCGGATCAATGCCCTGAATCATGCGGTGAAGTTTATCATTTAGCTTATGGACATCATCTATATCATCTATTGCAAAAGCAAGAGTCGTTCTGACAAAGTACATTTTTCAATAACCTCTTGGATAAACAACTGCCTGGGATAGCCTTGCCCGTTCTTGCCACTACATTCGACAATGCCAACGTGGAAATCTGTTGCACATTTGGTGCATAAGGCATTATACCCCTCCCGCTGTGGCGGTCTACTCCAGCAGCATGTGGCGCACGGCTCTCTCATAACATCACTACACACATAGTTAGCAAGTCTGATCGCGATCATATACATTCCCTTTTTCATAGAAATAGTCCCTCCCTCCTCCCCTGATCACCGTTACTCCTTTACAGGCAGCAGACGCAATATGAACAGAGGATATTCGTTCTCCTCGTTCTCGCGGCGGAGAATATCATACAATTCGGATTTCTCTAGGTCAACGTTGCCCGTCAACAGAAATCCGCTATGAAGTTCCCCATCGGTGGACGCCAACTCTAATGGTCTCTTCTCCGCAGAGTCGGGCTTCTTCTTGCTGGGATCTACAAATCCCCATAATTCAAGCTCGACTTTGTGCTTGCTGGTTATTGGCTTGTCCTCTTTTGCCATTCAATTCACCTCCTTCCAATGAAATATCATACACTGACTCTATAGATGCTCGATCTTGACCTGAACTGGCTTCGCGAAGAGCTTAACACATCGCTCCGCCAGTATTCGCCTGTGCGCTTTCACTGGCGACGCTTCTGGTGATAGAAGAGCGACCTTGAAATTGTAATGAATTCTCTGCTCTATATAGATTGCCAATGTGTGAACATTCATAGCAGCAGAGTGATCGCTATCCAGCCACTCCTCGTATTCACTCAATGTGCCTTGAGTCTTGCCAAGAGTCCACCACCATAGGTAGCCAATAGCGCAATCCTCGTCAAGTTTCCGTGCCAGACCTTCTGTCTTGAATTTCTGAGAGTCCAGTTGCGGCATGAAACACTTTGACCGCGATGTGCTCTCTTTGTGCCTCACGTCTATCACAAGATCAATACCAGCATCTTGAAGCTCCTGAGCGAAAACCTCCCATTTCTTGTTGCCGAATCCAATAGTGCAGAGAATCCGCTCCATCTCTGGCTTTGGTGGCTCATAGTCCGTTGTGTGCGACTCTGTCTGTATCACTCTTGGTTCCTGCTCTCCTGCTTCAACCTTTACTGTGTCAAATAGCTTCCTCATAATCAGATGCCTCCTTGCTGATTAGGATACTCAGAATGGTATATCGTCCTCTTTCTCTTCCTCCGTTTCCTCCTTCCTATATTCTATTTGCGCTGCTATCTTCTGACGCCAATAGTCCAAAATCTGATCATAGAAGTCCAGTGGCTCTCCAATCTGCTCCTCAAGCTCAGATACAGCCTTGTCACGCGCAGCCTCCTTTTCGTCTGGACTTCTATAATCTCCCTCATATATCTTATCAATCATCGCCTGTCTGCTGATGTACTGAGATCGCAGCTTCTCAACTTGATCCATCAGCAAACAATGACCTATCAATGAAAGGGCCTCGTTAATATCTGCCAAAATCGCATCAGACGCCATGTTTATGCCTCCTCTCGATTATCAGATTCCTCCTTCTATTTCCCCTCTAGTCTTAGACAGAATTCTCAGTATCTCTTGCCCTCTGCTGGAACTAAGCCAATAAAATCCCTCCTTCTCATATGCTGGATATTGATTCCAGTTTGTGCCAAGTAGGAACGTCCATTGCTGCTGTGTTTCTGGTTCGCGAATGAGCCAGAATCTCTTGCCAACAATCTGCTCAATCCCTGCTTTCAAATCGAACTCCACAGGAATATGTGTTGTAGGACTCCTACGCGCTCGCTTCAATGCCGTAGCTGAAAGGCTGATTAGAAAGTCCACCTTTGCATACTGTGGATACTCGCTGATTGTCCGCAACAAAAAGAATGGTGGAAGCGATCCAGATGGATCGGTGTAAAGGAGACCAAACTTAGCCTTCGCGCCGCGTAGGTCTATCGGCATAACCTTTCTATGGTCTCCCTGCATTACAGAGATGTCTCCCTGATTGAGATATGGTTTGACTTGCTCAAGCAACTTCACAGTATTCTTTCTATTCCTCTCCATTAGATATGCTTTGTATTGAATCCGAAAACTAAGGCACTCTTGCAGAAAGATAATCGGACTACCTGTGATTATCTCCCCATTCTGCCCAGCATAGATCCCAGGCCCTGCATTGAGATCGAAGTAATAGAAAGACGGATCTGCCCACTTTTTTCTACGTAGAATACTCTGGACAATCCCTAACTGCATATGAATCAGTTTCCTGAAAAAATCTTGCTTCCCTATTGTGTAATCTGAAATTCCAACTCCTCTAGCCTTCATAGTTTCTCTGCCTCCTTTGTAAAAGCAAACTCCATCTGTTGCCTATGTTGCTCTCCACTTTCTGTCAAGATGTGATCGCCCGTCTTGGAGCAATCCAATGGCAATATTTCTTGATGGTAAAACAGGATGTATTCTGCCATCTGTTGATAGTTTCTGAGTCCATTTAGTTCAACATATCCGTCCAAATAGCCTTCGTTCCCTACGCCATTGTATGGTTTATTCCATACCAAAAACTGCTTGAAGATGAATAAAGTATTTTCCTCTATCCATTTATCAAGCCTACTCATGAGCGGCCAATCGTTGTGAAAGAAGTAATAACTCCCATTATTTTCTAATACCCGTTCCGCTTCCTTTATCCAAAAACCTGACCATTCAAGGTAGTTGTCTATCTTGTCCCATTCTGCCTTGCCAATGTTATATGGAGGATCGTTGACAAGTAGATTTATATTCTTGTCGGGCATAGCCTGCATAACCTCCAAGCAATCCCCACAAAATAGCAGACCGTCCTGCTCCTCGTAGTAGAGGTATTTCTCCAATCCTTGCTTATAATCGGCAGGCCATTCCATCACTCTGGATATTCCTCCGGGACTGATTTCAAGTTCGGTTTGAAATATAGAGCACAGTTAGCTTTTCTGGCTTCCATCTGTATCTCCTCAACCCAATCAAATGGCGGATGGAATTCTGGCATGTTACTATTTCTGCTCCGACCGCCAACAACCACCCACCTGACCCAATGCAACGCTGGAAGCGGTTTCCCGTTAAGACCGATCAAATGCAGTTGCTTTACCTTCGCGCTACTGAGCTTGAATGAAATCCGCGATTGAAGCGGCTCAAAAGAGATGAAGGTTATGTTCCCTGATCCTCTCAATTCTCCAAAGGCTTTGAGAGCAGGAATGAGAGCCGCCTGCTCATGCACAGTGACACCAATCCAAAGGTTTGGN